TGCCGGCTGTGTGGAATCTCGAAAAGGTGGACGAAGTTAATTCGCTCGCCTCTCACGGCAATGACCACAGTCATAAAGCGATTGAGGCACCCAAGGCGATAGCAACGGACGGAGAGATTTTACCCGTTACCGGGGCGGACGGCGTGAGTAAAAGAAACGAACCGGGCGGCATCACCCCTTTCGACACGCGCTATGACTGGATGTTAGTAAAAATGCCCGCCGGGTCTACCGTCCACGACCTCGGCTCAACTTTCGACCTCTCGAAACTGGACCCCGAGATTGACCGCATCCTTAAGTCTTTCGAGAAGGATTACCCCGAGCTACAGGCCCACGAAATCATCCAGAACAAGAGCCAGCTTTCGGGCGCCGCCCTCCGTCGGCTCCTCGCCCCCTCTCAGTCGAAGCTCGACAAGGCTTTCGCCGTCTACGGCCTGCCCGTCGTCAGGCTCAGGCAGATGGGCGTGGCGATTGCGGGGTGGAGAGTCAACGGGGGCGGCTGGATGCGGAGGGACAATCAGCGCGACGTGTTCCGCCCGTTCGGGCTCGACTCCTATTCCAAGGGCGCTTTGAATTTCGGCCTCAAGCGTCCGTTGCTCGTCGAGGACACGCCGATGGAGGAGGAGGAGTTGAAGGCGAAGCAGGCCGAGTCGGCGAACGCCCTGAAAGAGTCTCTTGACCCCGTGGAATACCTCGTCCGGGCCGGGTATACGCGGGAGAGGGCGGTGGAGATTGTCGGGGCGAGAGGCAAGGCGAACGGCGGTGAGGGCGGCGAATGAAGACGACCGCGAAGCATTTCGAGGAGTTCAAGCGGTATCACGCCGAATACCTGACACGGTTCGGCCTCCTGCAATGGCGCGTCGAATATAAGCACGAAGCCCTAGAGGATTCATACGCCGTTTCGGATATGAGTTTTACCGGGAAGTGTATGGAGGTGACGCTGGCAACGCATTGGACCAAATCTCGCCCGCCCGATTCTACTGAACTGCGGCGGCTGGCGAAGCACGAGGCAGTACACGCCTTACTTCACGGCCTGTACTGGCACGCGAAGGCGCGGTTTATCCAACCCGACACGCTGAACGAGGTCGAGGAGTCCATAGTGAGGACGCTGGACCGGCTGATACCCGACTGAGGAGGTCGCGCATGAAGGCATATTGCACGGAGATTGATGAGGCGAAGAATTACGTCGTCATCACCATCTACAACTCTGCCAAGCGAAAGCAGTACGAAATTAAAGTCCCAAAGTATTTCATGGGCGAAGCAAAGGGCGTAGAGGTCGGGACCGAGGTCACGCTTTCAGTCAAAAAGAAGCGGGCATGAAGCGCGCAGAAATCCGACTCTCCAACTGTCAGATAAAGTCCCTCGCCATCGCCCGCAAGGTGGCGAAGCACTTGTCAGAGATTGAGAGCGTGGCCGGCATCAAGGAGACGCGCATCACGTTAGTTGACTGCTTCATCTGCCCAGACATCACGGACGAGCAGTTGGACGCGCTCAACAGGACGCCCGCGGAGAAGGCCGTGAGAAGCATCATCAGGCAGTTGAGGAGGGGCCGTGGCGACTAAAACGAGCAAGGGCCTGCGCAAGTGGCGCGCGAAGCAGAAGCGCGGGGCGATTATGAAGCCCTCGACCTTCGAGAAGATTGCGAAGAAGGCCGGGAAGAAGGTGGCCGGGGCGGCGTACTGGAAAACGGCTAAGGCGAAGTACAAGAAGGCGAAGTCGAAAAAGAAGTGAGCGAAGTCAGAGTCATCAAAGCCAAGGCGCGGGTTGTGTTCGCGGCCGGCTGCGGCTACTGCTCGCGCGACAGTCTTGAGATGACGGCCGCCGGGGTGATTACCGTCAAGGCACCGCACGGCGAGGACGTACACCCGGCCGTCGTGACGATTCAAATGCTCGTGCGCGAGGTGAGCGACCCCGCAACGCTCGCGGACCTTAAAAGGATAGTCGGGGAGCGGGGAGAAAAAGCCGCATAAATTTTGTTACGCTCGCGGACGTTTCGTGTATAATGTTCGGCGTGTTTGACATCTGAATGGCCTCTCGGGTGGAACGGCGTTCTAGACGCGGTGCATTCCTTAATATCCATGATGCCATTCAGTTCTAACTAAACAATCTATTAGGCATCCTTTTTTGGGGCCGATGTCCGAAGGTACTTCAACCTTCAGATGTCGGCCCCTTTCGCATGTTCAGGCCAACCCCGCAGCGCGGGAACAACAGGAGTCCAGCGGACGTGTTGAAACCCTACGACAAGCCGGAAGACATCCCCGACGAGCTGAAAGACCACTACTCGCGCCGCGAGGACGGCAAGTATCACGCCGACATCCCCGACGAGCACCCGGCCGTCAAGCACAACGCCAAGCTTCTCAGCGAGAAGACGGCGGCCGAGACGAAGGCCAAAGACCTCGAAACGCAGCTCGAAAGCGCGAAGGCCAGCGGCCTCCCGCGCGGGACCGTCGCCGTCCCCAAGGCCGAGCACGAACTGCTCGAAGTCGTGAAGGAAGCCGGCATCACGAAGCCGGAAGAATTCAACACCCTCAAGACCGAGCACGCCGACTTCAAGACGAAGGCCGAAGCCGCCGAAGGTGAGAAGCACGCCGACAAGGTGGCCGAAGCGATGGGCTGGGACAAGGAGAAGACCCGCCTACTCGTGCCCGCCGTCTACGACCTGTCCCAGGTTCAGGTGCGCGACGCCAAGGGCGGAAAACAGGAGGCCGTCGCCAAGGTGAAGCAGCAGGACGGCTCTTTCATCGAAAAGCCCTTCAACGAGGTGGCTACGGGCGACGCCAAACTCGCTGCGCTGATACCAGTCCTGACGGGCCAGCAACAGCAGCGGCGCGGCAACGGGGCAGACCCGGCCCCCGCGGGTAGGGCGACGGACCTTGAAAACGATAAGTCGGCCGCCCGCAGTGCGCGGCGTGCCTACACCAGCTTTTAGGAGAAGACTATGGCAGACCTTGCTTTGGTGACGGCCGGGCAGTTGCGCGTCGAGGAGAGTCTTGAGCAAGACACGCTCCCGGCTGGCGTCGCAATAGCCGCGGGGCAGAGCGTCAAGAAAGACGCCACGACGGGCCGGTGGATACTCGCCGACGCCTCGGCCGCGGCGACCGCCAACGCCTACGGCATGGCCGTCCGGAGCGTGCCCGCGGGGTTGCCCGTGACGGCCATCCGGCGCGGCGTCGTGGACGGCTTTGACCTGGACGACATTGACTACGGCGACCCCGTGTACCTCTCGGACACGGCCGGGGCCGCGGCCGACGCCGCCGGCACGGTCGCGAAGGTCATCGGCGAGGTGACGGCCGTTCACTCCCAACTGTTGGGCGACAGCCCCGACAAACTGCTGCGCGTTGACTACGCGGGCGAGGAGGTGGCCTGATGCCTAACATCATCCCTTACGGCTTCCGCGACCTGCGCGACCTCGCGTCCCGCCGCATCGAGGGGGAACTGATTGAAGCCGTGGACACGGCCATTCAGGAAACCGTCGAATTCCACAACCGGGAACTGGACACCCTGCTTGAACTTTTCGTGCGCCGCACGACGGAGTTCAAGGAGCGGTTTCGCTCCGCCGTCCAGGCCCGCCTTCAGCCCCTGGACGAGCACGGCCGCGCCCGCAAGATTCACGCCGGCAACCTCTACGACATCGAACTCCCCATCCAGTCGGGCGGCATCGCGGAGGGGACGACCGAGGAGATGCGGGCGCTCGAAACCGTCGGCGACGTGATGGAGCTGACGGCGACGATGACGCTCGCCGACAAGAACTGGATGCGCGACCACATCCTCGCGGCCCTGTTCGCCGCCGCGACGTGGACCTTCCCCGACCCGGTCCACGGCGACCTGACGGTGCGCCCGCTCGCGGTCGCCGCCGACGGCGTGGAGTACCTACAGTCCAACGGGCAGGCGACGACGCACACGGCGCACCGGGGGCAGGCTGACCCCATCGACGACACGCACAACCCCTTCCCGACCATCTACCGCAACCTGACTAGATTCAGCGTCAACGGCGGGCAGGTGGTGAGTCTCGTACCCACCAACCTGCTCGACGACGTGTCGGCCTTGGCCCTCTTCCGCGACCCGCCCGACGCGATGGTGCAGCCGGCGCAAGGGGAAGAGGTGCTGGTGGGCAACCTGAACGCCCGCGTGCCGGGCGAAGTCGTCGGCTACATCCGCGGGAGTCGCGTCTGGATTGTCCACTGGGACCGCCTGCCCGACAACTACATCGTCAGCCTCGCGACCGAGGGCGAGCGCCCCGTCGCCATGCGCGAGCACCCGGTCGCCGCGTTGCAGGGCTTCCGGCGTGCGGGCAACCGCAACGACTACCCCTACTTCGAGACGCAGTTCAAGCGCACGGCCGGCTTCGGCGCTTGGAACCGCGTCGGCGCGGACGTGCTCGAAGTCGGCGACGCCACCTACGACGTGCCGGCGGGCTACGAATCGCCGATGCCGTAAGGGGGAAGCTGATGGCCTCAATCGAAGCGTTAGCGAAGAGGCGGGGGCAGGCGTTAGAGCGCCTGTCCTCGGCCTCGGCGAAGGCGGCGGAGAAGTTCGGCGTCGAAGTCCCGGCGCTCGACTTCAACCGGCGCGACCCCGAACTGGGCCGCGTCGAGTTGGTGGAGAGGGTGGCGGACTTCATCGAGCGAATCGTGGCGGACGTCGAGGTCGTGGAGGCGGAACCGCCGCGCGCGGACCCGACCCCGGCCGTTCTGAACACGGCGGCCGATACGCCGGCCCGCCCGAAGCCGCGTCGCCGGGCCGCTAAGAAGAGGGCGGGGAAGAAATAGCCCGTGGCCTTGAACGAAAGCCAAATTACCGCGCTCGCGGATCTGGTAGGCGAGGAATACGACGACACGAAGGACGCCGTCGCCGAACTCGCCAACTACACGGCCGACGAGCGGGCGGCAATCGAGGCGGCAATTATCGCGGACCTCGCGGTGTGGGCGACCGTCAGGGACAAACACCTCCGCGTGTCGGGGGGCCGTGACGGGGTGGACCTGGATTACGGGCGGGACCGGGGCGCCCTAAGACGGCGCAACCGGGAGAGGCTGGGGATGCCTGCCATATCGGAGTCCGAAATCCTGTCGAACCCGGCCGCCGTCCGTCAGGTCGTGATGAGGGGTCCGGGGTGGTAGGGGGAGGTGTGGAGGAGTGGGGGTTGCTGCCGATCTGACTGACGCCTACCGCGAAGTCTTCGACGCGAAGCGAGAGGTGTTCTGGGAAGGCGCGACGCTGACTCTCATCCTCAACGCCGGCACCGAAGACGAAGAGGAGCTTGAAGTCGAGGGCGGGTGGTTCGCCGAGAAGCAGCGCAGGTTCGGCGAAGTCGAGAGCATGTACCTGATTCAGATTACCGCGAGGGAGAGCCTGACTACGGAAGTCATGAGTCAGGCAGACCGCTTGAGACTCAAGGGCGTGCTCTACAGGTTCAACTTCGACCCGCCGGGGGAGGCGCCGGAACTCTGGCAACTCTACGCGACGGAGATGAAGGCGGGCGGGCTTAGCTGATGCCCATCACCTTTGACCTCTTAACCGTTGAGGATTGGATAGACAACCTCAAGGTGGTCTTTGAATCGGATTACGCCGCCGCGCTGGCGCGCGTGAGCCAAGGCGAGACGCTGCCGGGCCTCCAGGCAATCAACACGGCGAGGCAAGCCACCTTGACGACGCCCGTCTTGAACCTGCTCCCGTACGGCGAGAACCCGAGGCGGAGTGATGACGGGGCTTCTATCAGCGAGAGCCACTTAATCCTCTGCGAGCTTGAGGTGAGGGCGCGGGTCGCCAACTCTCTGGCCCGGCACATCGTCCGGTACGTGAGTGCGGGGCGCAGAGTGGTTTACGAAATGGAGAAGGACGCTCTAACAGGAGACATCCCCCAAGGCGAGCGTTCTGGCCTGAACTGGGACGTCAGTCAGGTCAGATACGCCGAGCGCCATTACGAAGCGGAAAACCTGTTCACACAGGTCGGCTCGTTCCTGTTGACCATCAACTACACACAAGGAAGAAGCAATGCCTAAAGCATCTGACAAGGCCGACGCGACTGAGACGCCGATAAGCGCACCCTGGCGCGGCGCCGGCTTCACCAAAGACAACAAGCCGTACCCCGGCGTTGACCCGAAGACCGGCGAAAGAAAGTCGGTCACGCGCGAGGGGTTGCAGAAAGAGTTCGGGCCGAAGCGCGGCGCCGAGTTGTACGACGAAATCGCCATCGCGGGCGGCCACGGCCGCGTCGAGGGCTTCCCCGCGCTTCTGCTCGTGGATTTGGACGCCGAGCACGACGCGAAGGTCAAGGAACTTCTGGCCGAGGCCGAGAAGAAGGACGCTGAATAAGGAGTAACTACAATGGCCGGTTGGGATGTCCTGAAAACGATTCAGACGCAGGCGCAGATTTGGGCCGGTCTCGCGATACCGGGCGCGGGGGCTGGCCTGACGCTTGACGCCAACGGTGAGCCGGACCCGACGGCCAACCCCTTGAGGAAGCATTTGGGGCACACGGCCGAAGGCGCGGAAGCCCTCGTCAAGCCGACGTACAACAACTTCAACGTGGACGAAAGCCCCGTCGCCTTCAAGCGCAGCGTCGGCGACTGCGAGATGGCAATCGTTGCCAACCTCGTCCAGCTCGAAGACATGGACATCGCGACGCTGCTCCTGCCCGGCATCGCGACGAAGTCCTCGCCGACCGGCCACACCCGGCTCACGTTCGGGCTCATCCCTGTCGTGTATAGCTGCATCGCTATCATCTGGCCGCGCGAAACCGACCCGACTAAGTTCGGCTACGTGATGGGCTACCGCATGGCGAACGATGAAGGTCTCGCCATGCAGTTCGGACGGACGAAGCTAGCGGGCGCCCCCGTCTCGTTCAAGGCGTTCGGCATCACGTCGCGAGCCTCGACGGACATCTTCGGCCAGTACGACATCACGAACTGAGTCGCCGGCCAGATAACCGCAACGATTGATGCGGGCGCCGCCACTCCGCACGGTCGGACGGGCGGGCGCCCGCCTTAACTTTTATGAGGAGCTTATGAACGCGAAGACCAGAGAAGAGAAGCGGGCGCTGCTCGCAAAGTTTAAGAAGCCCACAGACCTGGAACTCAGCGTGTCCGGCATCGTGGCCGAAGTCGTGCCGCCGCCGGTCGCGGCGTGGATTGTGGCCGGCGAGGTGCCCGAGTCTCTTTTCGGCGCGGCCATGAGTGCCGTACAGACCGGCCCCGCGGCGGTAGCCGAAGCCCTCAACCTGCCCGAGATGTTCAAGCTGGCGCTCCGCGTCGCGCGCGCCTCTTTCAAGTGGCCGCGGCTCGTGGCTGAAGGTGAGACGTCGCCCGCGGACGACGAGGACGTGCTGGACCCGGCGACGCTGCCGATGCTTGACCTTGCACGAGTGCTGACGTGGGGCCTCTCCGGCGCGAAGGGCGCGGTGGTCCAGACGGAAACCGGGGAGGTGCCTGCCGACGCGCTCCACTCCTTTCGTGAAGACCCCGGCGTTCCGAGCTATAGCCAAAACGGCGGACAGGTTCAAGCAGAGCCCGGCGCGTGACTACCTCGGCATTCTTGACCCGGAGTTTGTGTTGGCTACCGACCTCGCGGCGTGGGCCGTCCTTGAAACGCTCGACGCCGAGAAGGCCGAGAACGAAGCCCGCGCGATGAAAGACTTGCCTCCTTTGCCGTCCCAGTTCAGCCGCAACCGGGCGCCCAAGTCGAGCACCGTGACAGTCAAGGTCGGCGGCGTGAAGCGCGAGATGCCCTTGCCCCCTCCGGGCTGCTTCTACGGCCCCGACGGGCAGTTGGTTGTGCCCGAGCAGACGAGGAGGATGTTCTGACTGTAGGGATGATTAGCCAGCAGAGTCTTCTGCCCAATCCGTCTTGACTGTCGGGTTAACGATATGAAGTTCCCAATCCGACGTGTGGTCTTCGCGGCAGTTAGTGCACATTTCCCCGAACGTGTCGGCGTAGCGGTTGAGGCAGTTGCACGTCGGACAGCGCCAGACGGGGAACCGGAAATCGAAATACATATCCGGCTCGTCGGCGCTTCGTAGCAGTTCGGCCTGCTCCTTTTCCTTCGTGCACATGCGGAGAGTATAGCACCGCGGCGGGAGGTTTTTTGATGTCAGCGGAGTGGGAGGGCGACAAAGCCTGGATGGAGAAGGTGAGGCGCATAGAAGACCTCGCCGACTTCTCGGACGTCTTCAACGAAGTCATTAACGAGGTAATCGTCCCCGAGGTGCGCGAGCAGTTCAGGACGGAAGGCAGGGGCCGGTGGGCACGACTCACGCCCGAGTACGAAAGGCGCAAGCGCAGGCTCTACGGAGACAGGCCGATTCTACAGGCCACCGGCGCCCTGTTCCGTTCGCTGACTGTGCCGGGGGCGGCCGGGCAGATAAGAGAGGTCGAGCCGACGGAAGCCTTCTACGGGACGAGCCTCCCGCACGCAAAGTTTCATCAGCACGCGAGGATGAGGAGGCGCAGGCGGCGGATTCTGGAGGTGACGCGGGAGTTCAGGAAGCGGATCAGGGACTCGGTCGCTAAGAAGCTGGGGGAGAAGTTGCGGCGGGTGTGACGCATGGCGGCGAACGAAGACGAGATACGGTTAAGACTACAGGCCGAGACGTTCGGGTATCGGCGGGCGTGGGCCGAGGTGCGCGTGCAGACGGCGCGCGACCTGGCGCAGATACGCGCGACCGTCGCGAACAATCTGGCGCAGGCGAGGACGGCGGCGGCGCAGCAGCTCGGGGGCATACGGACTGACGCCGCGCGCAATCTTGGGCAGGCCCGCACCGAAGTAGCGAACAACCTCGCGCGGATACGTGAAACCACTGCTCAGAACCTCGCCCAAATCAGGGTCCAGACGGCGCGCGAGTTGGCGACGATTCGTCAGAACGCGCGGCAGACCTTCTCAAACCTCGGCGGCGACATCACCGGCTTTGGCTCGCAGATAAAGTCGGCGGGTGCGGCGTTGACGGTCGGACTCACGGCCCCGTTAGTGGGGCTCGCCGCCGTAGTCACACGTTCCGCCCTTCAACTCGACACTTTCAGGAATCGTCTTCTCGCCGTCGAGGGTTCGGCTGAAGCGGCAGAGCGGCGCATCACGCTGCTGCGGAAACTCGCGCAGGACTCCGTCGGCGTGACGACGAAGACGGCGCTCGACGCCTACTCACAGTTCAAAGTTATAGGTGACATCACCGAGAGCACGATTGAAAGGCAAATTCGCGCATTTGGAAGGCTCCATGCCGCTTTCTCCATAGATGACCCCCAACTGTTCAACCGCAACCTCGTCCAGATATTCTCCCAAGGCTTCGAGATAAAAGACATCCGCGAAGCCCTTGGGCGCGTGCCGATTTTCAACCAACTCCTTGAGACTGCGTTCGGAACCTCTGACCCCGAAAAGCTCAGGCAGTTGAAGGCGGCCGGCAAACTCACTCTCGACTCCTTCCTCGCGGGACTGGCCGGGGCCGTTGAGACAAGCCCCGTCCTCGCGAACATTCAGGAAAGTCTCGGCGTCCGCCTTCAGAAGACCTTCGAGCGCATCCAGTTCGCCCTCGCCCCGATTGGGGAAACAATCCTTCGCACAATAGAGCCCTTCATCGAGCCCGTGGCGCGGATGATTGAACGCCTCGGCGCCGCCTTCGCGTCACTACCCCAAGGCGTCAGGGTTGCCCTCGTCGCCTTGGGCGCTATCGCCAGCATAGTCGGCCCGGCGGTCATTGTGCTGGGTGCCCTCGTGGGCGCAATCGGGGCAATCGTTACCGCGATCAGCACCGTGGGCGCCCCCGTCGTCGCGGGGGTGGCCGCAATCGTCGTCGCCTTGACCGCCGGTGCGGCGGCCCTAGTCGTGGCGTGGCAGACGAACTTCGGAGGCATTCAAGAGATAACGACGCGCGTGCTCTCCGCCGTCGGCTCTTTCGTGCAGGAGATGGTCGGGCGGCTCGTCCTCTTCTGGCAGGAGAACTTGCCCCTCATTAGGCGCACGGTTGAGACCGTCTTGACCGCAGTCCAAGCGTTCTGGGAGAGCCACGGGCAGCGCATCACGGCGACCGTTTCGGCGGTGTGGAATGCGATCAGGGAGCGCATAACCCTCACGCTCACCATCGTCCTCAACGCCGTCAAGCTCACCCTGAGCGTCATCAACGGCGAGTGGCAAGGCGCCTGGGATGCCTACAAGGCGATTGTCGCCGCGGCCATGAACGCGGTCGGCTCCATACTGCGGAATCTGCCTTCGATGGTGTTGGGCGTGTTCCGGGCTGCGGCCGGCGTCATCCTCTCGATAGGCGAGGAGATAAAGACCAAGGTCAGCATCCTTGCGCTGCAAATCGGGCAGACGTTAATCACCGGCATCGTCCGCGGGATAGCGAGCACCGACCCCCGAACCGTCCTCACCGCCGCGCTCCTCGGCGCGATTGTGGGGGCCGGCGAGGACGCGAAGGCCGCCGCGGCGTCGAAGGGCGCGGAGGCGGGGCAGGCTTTCTTCAACTCATTTAATGCTTGGGCGAGCAACCTGGGCCGAACGGATTTGACGGGGGGCGTGGGGCAGTTCGTCACGAAGCCGAAGCCGGCCGGGGAGGGAGACGATGAGAAGTCCCGCAAGAAGGCCGCGAAGATAGCCGAGGAGGCCCGCGCCGGTTTTATCAAGGCGGAGGCCACGGCCGCGGAGACGGCCTTTCAGCAGGCGGTGGACGCCGCCAAGCAAGCCTTCGACGAGACGGGCAATCTGGGGGCGTTCATCGGCGCGATGAAGAAGGCAGAGGCCGACAGGTGGAAGGCCCGCGAAGACCAGTTCAAAGCCGAGCGCGAACAGATTAGGCTCTCGGCGGAAGCCGAGGCCGTCAAGCACGCGCAGATAAAGACAAATTACGCGGAGGAGAGGCAGGCCCACGCGGACTTCATCCGCCGCATGGCCGAACTGGACCGCGAGCACACCGACAAGAGTCTCGCCGAACTCCAGCGCCTCAACCAACGCGCCCGCGAGTTGGACGAAGCGCGGTTCAATGAGTACGTCGCCCTACAAAAACATTTAGCCGAGCAGGACCGCATCACTAACGTCGAGGCCGAGCAGCGCATCCGCCGCGAGACGTTGGCCTTTTTCCAGCGGCGACTTAAGGCGCTTCAAGACGAGCAGGAGGCCGCGAAGGGAAACGTTGAGGCGCTGGCCGATATCACGCATCAACTCGCCCTCCTGAAAGAGCAGGCCGAGGCGTTCATGCGCGGGGACAGGACGCGGCTGGGGGCGGCTCTGTCGGCCGACGCCGAGGAGTACCTGGAGAAGCTGACGCGGGCGCTCGAAGGGACGAAGGAGCTGTTGAGGCTCGCCGAAGAGGTGCCGCCGCCCGAGGGTGCGGTGACGAGGGGGCAGGGCCCGCCCGCCCAAAACCCTTTCGCGACCGGGCCGGTTGTTAATAACGAGGCGTTTGAATCTGAGTTCGGCCCCCCGCCCGCCGCGCAGTGGATGACTTTCGGCGACGTTGTTACCGAAGTGATGGGCAAGATTACTTCGGCGGCGGGCTCGTGGGGCAGCGCGGTCGGTTCGGTCTTCAACGGCATTGCTTCAGCCGTGACGCAGACCGTGCAGGCGTTCGGGGGGCTTGCCAAGGTCGGACAGAACCTCGGCGCTTTCTTCAAAGCGGTGGTGTCCAACATAGCGCAGATGGCGGCAATAAATGCCCTGTTCGAAGGGGCGCAGGCTGTAGCAGCGTGGGCCCTGTCATTCTTCTGGCCGGCGATGGCGAAGAAGGCCATGCTTCACACCCAGGCCGCAGCGATGTTCGCCCTGGTGGCTGGGGCTGCGGGCGGGTTGAGTGCTGCCATTGGCAGCGGTGGGGGAACGGGCGCAGCGGGAGCGATGGCCGATAACGGTGTGCGCGGCGGCGGACGCGAGACGGAGCGCGATAGAACTATCCGCGAAGGTCGCAATGGTGGCGCGTCCGACCCCAACACCGTCCAGCCGAGCGGGTCCGTCGTGGGCCACATGGTCGTTGACCACAAGTACCCCGACGGGCGGGTCGAGCGAGAGGTCATCCCGCTGCTGCGCCGACCCGGCCCCGTCAGGGATACGATTTTAGAGTTGGCGGGCATGGGGCCGAGCCCGGCATGAGTAAACGCCCCGAACTAGAACAAAGGAAGTATGGCCTTGCGCTCACGGATGGGGTGCGTGCGAGGCCATACGGCTACGTGCGGGAGGGTAAGCTGGTGATGCGCTCCGAGGGCGAGGATATAGAGTTTACGCCCGAAGATTTGGAGCGATTGGCGGGAGAGATTAGGAAGGCGCCGAGCGTGCGCGTCTTTCGTCTCACTTCTGCCGCCTGAAAACGAATACAGACGTGATAGTGCCATACCCTTCCGAGCCGACCGCTACCAACTCCCAGCCCTCAGCCGCCAGTTGATTCACTTTCTTCTCTTTGGGGCTGTACTCAATCTTATATTCCCACTGGGGCGGCTTCTGAGCTTGGTAGGTGAAGCCGACGAGCAGGAGACAGACGATTATTAGCGCGGCGAGCGGGAGTTTGTTTTTCATAATATTGTTCACCGTCAGTTAGCCCCGAGCCCTTCGGAGTGAACTACTTGGTTGTGTCGGATGAGGTAGTAGGTATCCTTCAGTATCTTTCCTCCGAACGCATTTGTTGCCCGAAGGCGTAGACGAACGCCCCAATACGGCTCGCCTTTATAGTTCACTTTAGCCACCGGCGACCATTCAACATATTCGGCGCTGCCGTAGTCGTTGAGGACTTGCTTTAGATACTTGTCAACACACCGGACGCTGCCATCCCACGCGCTGCTCTCAGGCTTCGGTCCTATCAGCGCCAACTCTGCCTGTTCTTTGGCGGCCTCCTGAGCTTTCTTTTTCTCGGCGGCGAGGCGATCGCGTAGCCATTTGTCTGCCTGGGGCAACAGTTTTTGAGCATCCTTGTACTCGGGTGCGTCTTTCGGTATCTGCCTAAGATGCTCAATCCCTTCCTTCACCTTGTCGGACGCCTCGAACTTTATAAGGCGATTCCCCTCAGCTAGTTTGTCGCTGGCAGTCTGCGGCGGCGTGGGGGCGGCCGGCGCGGACGGAACAGGGGTAGGTGTTGTGAAGGCCGTCTGCCTGTCCTGTCGGCGGGCAGTGATGATGGCGACGCTCCAGACTGTGGCTAGTGCGAGGACGCCGACGATAATCAGTATGACCTTTTTCTTCTTGGAAGGTTGGGGCGGAAGGCTCGCGCCGCATCTGGCGCAGTAGGAATTATCTATCCGACTAGGGGCACCACAGCGCGGGCACGAACGAGACACGGGCATAAGCCGTGAGGCTCCTTTCAAGATAGTCAGTCCTGAAAAGATACACCCGCCCAAAACGAAAGGGCAAGGCCGAAGCCCCGCCCTCTCCTTCTGTCTAGCACTCACGGCATATCCGCAAGATGAAGGCCCGAAGCCTGACAGGTGGAACGGTCTGATTGTAGACCAAAGCACGCCCGAGGATGCGATTAAGATTTTAGGTAAGCCGATAAAAGAAAAGGTTGGCGAGTTGCGCGTTAACCCTCTTGAGTCGTGGGTTAGCAAAAAGAGGAAGGAAAAAGTTTTCAAGACGCTTGAGTATAAGAATCCAAAGGCGGGAGTAGAGAAAGTATGGCTCGCGTTCTTAGATGACAAACTCGTCTCAATCCTTATGGACTTGAAAGAGGGGACGGTTTCACCCAATGGCCTCGGAAGTATTTACGGCCTAGAATTTCAGCCTCTCATCGGACAAGCCGAGTTAGGATTCTCACCCAGAGACTACGAGCGTAACCAAGGCAAAATTTATCCCAAGAATTACCCGACCGTTTACCACCTTACCGCCGCTTCGGAGCGTAGTTTCGTCGTCGCCATGGTTGGCAATGTGCCGAGTTTTGGAGGAGTGTTTGCTAAAGGTCTTGGCGTGCCAGACAAGCCGGGCAGCTTTCCGGGGAAGGTTATGTTTATTCAGATACTCAGCCGGACGCTTGAGAACCGGGACGGTGCAGATGTGTTGAATTAGTCAACAATAATCTAAACTCTTTCTCCGTCTTCCGACCCTTTCTAAGATTACACGATTCACAGGCGGGGGCGACATTCGCAATGAAGTTGAGGCCGCCGCGTATGATGGGCTTTCTGTGCTCCCTGTGGGCGCTCTCAAAGTCTACTTTAGCTTTGCAGAGGTAACAACGGCCGCCCCAAAAATCATACTTGGCCTGCCACTGGCTTTCGTTGTAACCGCCCCTTGCCCCCTTTCTTCTGGCTTCAGCGTTGCGTACGCGCGTAGAAATGGCGGGAAAGTTTTGCTGGTAATATATTTGCCAGCAATCTTTGCATTGGGTGGCTAAACCGTGCCGCTGTCTTCTCGCTATCGTGAAGTCATCCCAAGACGCATAATGCAACCCTGAACCGCACCACTTTACCTTTGCGACAAGTTCAAATAAGAGAACGTAAAACCATCCGCGTAATGAGCGGCGCGCATCATCTTTCGTGTCACCCGGCCGTCTCTGCATCCAGTTAAGTATGAATTGGCAAGTTCGACATTCATTACGCAACCCCGTTGGCTTAGTCCGGTCCTTATTGAAATCGGCAACGGACATGCGCTCTTTACACGATGAGCATTGCTTTGTGCCATCAGGGTGTATGCGAGCATTACCCCCTCCATACTTACACGGTCGGGAACAAAAGCGGGCGGTCTTAGATAGGCTCGCCTTAACACGAAAGCCTTTCTGGCAGTATTGGCATGTCAACATTGCGCCTGAAAGCTTGATACATTCTCGGCTACAGAACTTCGCGCGGCCCTGCTCATAGGGTTTGACCTTAAACTCTTTCTGGCACCCCTTGCACGTCAGACATATAGACGACTTTCTGCACGCCCTACTGCAATGCCGCGACCTCTTGGCCTCGCTAGGTGGTAGCGAGTAAGGTTTGCCGCATCCCTCACACTGTTTAGTCACTGGCATAGGTAAACCTCTGGCGGGGGTGAGGCCCGCCATTCTATCAGAACGCGCTCAAATCCAACTCGCCCATCAGCCTGTCACCCTTCTTGGAGTTGCAGACCGAGTGAGCCAGCTTGATGTTGTCCTCGTTATGCTCGCCCCCTTTGCTGAGCGGGATAACGTGGTCAAGACTCGCCTCGTGTATGCTCACCCACCGGTTGCACAGGTGGCACATCTGGTTGTCGCGCTCGCGGATGACGTCGAGGAAGACGAGTTGCGCGCGGACCCGGCCCGCCGCCTTGGCCCGCCTGAGCGCCTTCTGAGCGCGGTTGCGGATGCGGCGCCGGAAAAGGGTCTGTATCTTCTCGACGGGGGTCATGGGGCGGCGAGTCATCTGACACCCCCGATGTGGTCCGGCCACTCGTCGGGCGCGGACCCCTGCGCGCCTTCGGCTGCTCTCCGACCGTCACGCCAGATTTCAAACAATGTGATGACGAGGACGAGCAGGAGCCCGGCGAGGTAGCCGACGAAGAAGCAGTTAACACAGTTCATCGCTGGCCCCCTTTCCCGGCACGCCTGACGCGCTTAATCCGGTGCAACGGCACGCAAAATATAATGTCAACGTAGACGCGCCAGCATTTGTCCGCCCCGTCGTACTTGTAGTCCTCGACCGTGCCGCTCATCTCCACGCCCTCTACGTCGAAGTAAATCCTGTCGCCGGGGCGGTAGATTGAGAGTGCGCCGTCTATGACGCGCAGCTTCGGCCGGTCCTTCGATTCGCCCGCCGGCTTCTTTCGCTTCGTGTTAGACTTCATCTGTCTTTCCCTTCGTTTGAACAGGCGGGGTGGAAGGTCAAGGGCTTAGGGAGTCTCTAGCTTCCTAAGCCCGTTCCTTTTAGATGAGGAACGAGCGGACGCGCTCGCCCTTCGGCCGTTCGGGAGCCTTGACGGTGATGAGTTCGTAGGTCGTGACGAGCCACGTCGTCTCTTCGGCCTCTTCCGAGTAGTCCTCATCGAAGGCGTCCGCGAGGCTGAAATCCTGAATCCGGCTGGTGAGTTCGTTGGCGGCTGTGGCGTTCATCGTTTGAAGTCCTTTCAAGGAGTGTTGCCGACAGGGGAAAGTATCTCACAACTAAGATAGTTTGTAAAGGATAAAGTATAGACACGCCGAGATATTTTTAGTATATTGGGCACATGGAAATTACTAACACTCACGCGCCAGCGTCGCATATACTCCCGAGCATGAGTGGAAAGTTGATTACCGTCCTAGAAGCGGCAGAGCGTTTGGGCGTGCATCGGTCGCGCGTCCACGTTCTGATTCGGGAAGGCAGGTTGCCCGCTCAGAAGTTCGGGAACGTCTACTTGATTAAAGAATCCGACCTGAAGCTAGTTGAGGACAGGCCAACAGGCAGACCGCCGAAGGTGAGCAAGAAAGGCACCAAAAGATGAGCACGGAGCTAAACAAAACGCGGCCGACGTGGGCGCAAGTGAGGGAAGCGAAGGCAGAGGGCGGGCTGAGTCGCTTGATTAAGGATGAAGTTCGGAACTGGAAGGCGATGGGCTTAGGCGGCCTTCTGGGCACCCTCGGAACGGACAAGGATGCGCGGGGCTTGCTCTTCACCCTTAAGCATGGCGGCTTGCTTGGCGCGTTGGGCGAACCGTCGGGCCGGCCCATCTCCCCCTTCGCATCACTCATCCAAAAAGAAAAGAAGCGGCGAGAAGAAGTGGGGCGACAACTGGAGGAGATGCGGCAAGTTTTTAGCCCCGTTTCGCTTTTCGAGACGTGGAAGGCGTTACGACAAACGGACAAGCCCCAACAACCCCCTCCCGCCCGCCCAAGGAGAACGATGGGCTTCCTGAGCGAAGACATCTAATGACCAAGCCTTGCCCTTTCTTCGTCTAGGGGTTTACGATTTCTCCCATGAGCGAAGACCCCACCCAAGACATCGGCGAGAAGTACGACACCCGGCCGATACTGAAAGACCTGCTCGCCGAGATGCGGGCCGGTTTCGAGCGCGTGGAACGGAGGCTTGAGGGCTTCGATGTCAGGCTCGACCGCATCGAGAGCGAGGTCAAGCAGACGCACTCGGAACTCCTCAGCCTGCGCGCCGATTTCAAGGAGTTGCGCGCCGCCATCAAAGAGCACTTCCCCTCCGTCGTGAAATGAGTAATCGTCTGAAAAAGCAGATCGACGCGGCCTTCGAACGTCTCAGGAAGATGCAGGCCGACCGGGACAGGGAGTACCGGGAGAGCACCCGCATAATCCGCGTTGACAAGACCGTCCACCGTGTCCGCTTTGAGGACGAGACGGAAGAAGAAGTCGTGATAGTGATTGAGCCGAAGGGAGAGGCCAAGAGGTGAGCCGCGCCCGAATCTGCAAAGCCTGCGGTGCCTTTTTCGCGGATGAGCGGGAAGGTTTTTACTTCTCCAAAAATCGGACAAAACCTATTTCTCCGCGCTGTAAGTCTTGCTGGAATGAATATCAAAAGCAACGGTACATCCCCGGCAAGGTTGTGACAGAGGCAGAACAGCAGCGGAGGCGCGCGTACAGCCTTGCTAGGTATTACCGCATCTACGCGACGCCCGAGGGCAGGGAGATACTTAAAGAGCGGTCAAAGAAATGGCAACAGGAAAACCCTTCAAAGGTGAGCGCCCGCAAAAGAATAGAGAAACATAAGCGGCGCGCACGGAAGACCGGGAACGGCGGGAGCTTCACGGAGCAAGAATGGCAAGCACTCTGCGCCCGATTCGAAAACCGCTGCCTGCGCTGTGGCGAGCATAAGCCGTTGACGGCTGACCACGTCCTACCTTTGTCACGCGGCGGCGACAGCAATATAACTAACATACAGCCTTTGTGCGGCCCCTGTAATAGCAGCAAGGGGACGCGATTTATTGACTATCGCGGCGCGTCGCCTGTGCTACAATCGGCCTGAAAAATTCGGCGCGAACTAACGCCGTTCATAACAAAACCAAGGCGCCTAAGCGTCTGCCATGTGGGGCAACAGCCTCCGTGTCAGGCGCTTTTTGTCTTTTCAGAACCTTCTTTTCTTTATATGCCCCCTTCGGCATACCCGACCCCGACACTCGGCGGGCCCCAGTGGTCGCGCTGCCAGGTCGTGGACAAGAAGTACCCCGTGACGACGGGGCCGGCGTACTACGACGGCGGGCAGGACACCTTCGGCCTGCCCTTCGCAACCATCATCTGGGAAATCGAGTACGGCGGGCTGGAAGCCGCGGACGCGAACACGCTGGACGCCCACAACGACTCCGCGTACGACACACATCTGGCCTTCAACTTCACCGACCCCGAGACGGGCGTCACCTACACGGTCAAATACCTGGAATACCAACGGGCGCCGCGCCGCTTCCGCTGGCAAGGGGGCCGGCTCGTCAAGCTAATTCACAGGCCGTAGATGCAGGAGACAAGCCCGACATTCCAGACCGTCCTCGACGCCCACGAGCTAAACGCGGGCAGCTTCGACTTCGTCGAGCTGATAGAAATCTACGCCCACGATTATCTTCCGGGCGCCGGCGGCTTCGACCCGGCGGCGGCCGAAGAAAGATTCGGCGGAGTCGAGGGCTTCACGTTCCTCGGGCTCGCCTACCAGCGTGAGTACGTCGGCCGGAATGAGGTGCAGAGGCTGTTCGGCAAGCAGGAGAATAACGTCAACGCCGACTTCAGCAACGTCAGCCGCGTCCTCGCCGCCTACGTGCAGTCGAACGACGTGAGCGGGAAGTGGCTCGTGGTAAGGACGCTCTCGCCCCTCAGTTCAACCGTCCTCGCCGACTCCATCGTGCTGTTCTGCGGCCGGCTGGAGAAGCCGGGGGACTTGGGTGACACCAACGGGAGCCTCCCGGCAAAGCAGTCCTTCGGCCCCGTCAACTTACAGTTCCCGCCGAGAACCTTCAGCCCCAATGACAAACTGAACCGCGACCCCGCGGACCCCAAATTCGAGGGCTTCCGCTTCACCCCCATGCAGGCCACCGTCCTCTGGACCACCAGGGAGCGCCGCCCCGGCTTCGGCGGGCTGATAGGCTTAACCAAGAAGATCAGGCACTCCCTACAGGCCAGCTCACAGTCGGACGTCGCCGCCGACATGGCGGTGCCCGACGCCTTCGGCCGGGTGCAGATGTACGTCTTCCACCTCGCGGCCCTGGACATCGGCGGGGCGATAAACCTCTCGGTCGCCGTCTGCGAGGGCGTCATAGCCGAGTACGTCTCCATCAGGCAGACCAACCCCAAGTTCTCGCAGATAAGCGCCAACCCCGCCCGCTTCTACGGCTACGTCGGGAACGAAGGGCCGCCGGGCAGGGAGCAGAAGCCCATCCGGGTGCTCGCCCCAGCCATCCCGAACCACCCCGGCGACGGCCACTACTCCCGGACCGCCTGGTTCGCGGGCTTCGTCAGCGGCTCGACGCACGACGTCGACGAGGCCGACGCGCCCGACTGGATAGTCTTAATCAAGGCCAAGATCGTGAAGGTGCCCGACGGGTCCGGCGAATGGACCGTCGAGGAGTGGTCAGACAACCCCGTAGATATTGCCAGATTTCTGCTCGCCGAGGAGCGTTACTTCAACGAGGGAGAGAACGCCCTTGAGGATGCCGTAAACCTCCAGACCCGGCAGCACTGTGAAGAATTTGTTCTAGACGCGACTCAAGGCGAAAGAGCGTTCGTCCCATCGGCCGACATTAGCCAAGTCAGTCGGGTCGGCTCGACGGGGCTGGTCACGCCGCGCAGCATCCGCATCGGCGAGATAGGCGACCTCGCGGGCGACGCCGGGGCGGTGCCCATCATCCCCGAGACCTTCGACCCCGGCGACCCGCCCGGAACCAACCCGCCCGTACTGCCGGGCCGCCCACGGCTGGAAGCGCCTTTCGCCTACCTGCGCAGGCGCTACACCTGCAACGTCACGCTGACGGAGCGGCAGACGGCCGTCGACTTCCTGCACAACGTCATCGCGCCGACGGGCAGGCTCTACTTCGTCAGGAACGGCAAGGGGAGAATTGAGATTCGCGGCGAGAAGCCGGCCGACAACACGCGGCTGAGGGCCGGGGCCGTGGCGACCGACACCGCCGTCAAGGTGCTGGACGTCGAGCCCTGGAAGGCGGGCCTGCTTCTCAAACAAAAGCTCCTCGTCGGCGCGCACCTGACGACGTCGGAAGTCAGGGCGGTGACGGCCGCGAGCTACACCGCGGACGGAAATTTAATCACCCTGTCAACGTCCGTCTCGGGGGGCGTGACCGCCACGGCGTCGGGCGCGACCCTTGCGGGCGGCTCCTCCTCGACGCCGGCATCGGCCACCGTCACCATCGGCGGGAGCCCCGCGGCCGGAGACTCCGTCGCCATCACCATCGACGGCGTCTCCGCCGTCTACGTCCTCGACGGCGACGCGTCCGAAGAGGCCACGGCCGCCATGCTGGCCCGGCTGATAGAGGCGACGCCCGCCCTCAGACAGTTCGTAAAGGCCACGTGGGGCGGGGCGAACGTGCTGACCATCCAGGCGCGTTACGGCGTCCTGACTCTCAACTCCCCCCTCGTAAATCCCCACACCGGCCCCGTCGCCAACCCGGCGGCCGCGCCGACGCTCACGGCCGGCCCGGGCGGCGTGCTGGACGCCGGCCCGTGGCTCGTCGCCTACTCTTACGCGACCGCTTCGGGCGAGTCGTTCATAAGCCCCGCGGGCGTCGCGACCGTCTCCGCGTCGGGCAAGATAACGACGGGCGCCGTAACCCTCCCGGCAGGCGCCGCCTCCCTCAACTGGTACGTGAGCAAGTATGTCGGCTCGTCGGAACTCGTCTACTACGGGAGCAACAACGGGAGTGCCTACACGATTGGCCTGACGGACGCCCCCGACTCCTCCGAGGCCCTTCCCCCGGACATCAACACGACGGGCGAGGAGCTGGTGCGCGTCGCCATGTCCTTCGCCGCCAATGACCAGGGGGCCGCGATACTGGCGCAGGCGGGTTTGACGAGGGGTAACGTCCACGCCGGCACGGCGAAGTGGCCTTTGGGCGGCAAGCAGTCGGCCGCGAACGTCTTCCGCGGGACCTTCTTCAACGCCGTCGACGACTACGCCTCCACCCCGATTGAGGTCAGGGACTTCGCCCACATCGCCCGGACCCGCAAGGAGTCGAAGATGGAGGCGGACCTGAGCGGCTTCGACAGCCACTCTCAGGCCAGCCGCTATTTGAACTTCCTTTCCGCCAAGTACCGAGACGGCGACTTCTTCGTCGAGTTCTCCACCGGACCCGCGGCGATACTCCTTGAGGAAGGGGACGTAATATGCGTCTCCTTCGACAACGGCGGTTTCGTGAATCTGCCCGTCAGGGTCGAAGAGCTGCGCATCGGCCCGGCCCCCACCTACACGTGCCGAATCGTGGCGCGCAAGTACGCCACGTCGATGTTCAGCGATAACGTGAGGCAGACGGCCGTCAAGCTCCCCACGGTGCTCCGCACGGTGACGCCCATACCCACCTCTGCCGTCCTCATAGACCTGACTGCGGTCTCGGAGGAGGACGGGTCGCGGCCCGGCTTCTACGTCGTCCCCACCTTCGACGCTTCGGCGCACGGCTCCTGGAAAGGGTTTTCGCTTTGGGCCGACTACGGGGCCGGGTATCAGAAACTCGCCGAAGGGGATGTTGCCGGGACGACGGGCACGGCCACCACTCACCTTTCGGCCGGGAGCCCCCACCAGCCCGAGACCGGCACGACGCTGACGGTGGTCGTCGAGCCGGGCCGCTCACTCTCTTCGGTAACGCTCACCCAAGCATACGCCTCCGCGCGCGCCAACCTCGCGGCCTACGGGGCTGAGTACGTCCAATTCCTGACGGCGACCCTGACGGACGAGGCGACGAACACCTGGACGTTGACGGGCTTCCTCCGGGGCAGGTTCGGCACGGCGACTGACGCGCACGCGGACGGTGAGTCGTTCGCGCTGATGGAGGCGGCCGTCTTCGTCCCCGCGCCGCTCTCGGCCTTAAACGTCTCGTTCCCCTACAAGGCGCTCACGGTAAACCAAAGTCTTTCGGACGTGACGCCGCAGAACTTCACCTGGACCGGCGGCTCGGTCAAACCCCTCGCCCCGGTCAACGCCCACCGCAGGGACGATTCGGACGGCAACTCCCTCATCGAGTGGACGCCCCGCCGCCGCCTCGGCCACGGCATCCACCAGGGGATGTCGGGCTTCGACGACCTGAGCCCCGAACACTTCCTCGTCGAGTTCACCGACTCGTCATTTAATCCGCTCCCCGACCCGCTGGAGATGCCGGTCATCACCAACCTCGCGCTCGCGGCCCTCTTCGAGTCGAGCAGCCCGGACAAGTTCGACGGGGTGGACATCAACACGCTCAGCATGGACAACAACACCGACGGGGTGGTGCTGAGCGCGCGGAGCCTCCAGAGGATTCGGCAGACCGGAAACTTCGCGGCCGCGACGCTCCGGGCGGGCGACGGCCTCGTCGGCTTCGGGTTCATCAGGGATTCGGCCGACTGGCGCAGCGGGGCGGCCCCAGAAACCCTGTGCGACTACTGGGTGCAGCTCTCCGTCGGCCCGGACGAGCTCAGGGTTTTCGTTGAAGGCGTGGAGGTCTACTCCGAGGACGCCTCGTCTTACGTCTCCACCGGCGTCCGCGTAGACGCCGTCCTCTCGGGCGCCGAGTGCCGCTTCGTCAAGGACAGGAAGGGCGACTCCACGCCGCCCTTCTACGTCTCGCCGCTGAAACCCAACCCGCCGTACCACGTCTTCGCCCGCTGCGACCGCACGGGCTTCACCGGCTTCGGCTCGATAGACCTCGCGGTTGAGAAGGTGACGATGAAGACGACGCCGGACCCGAAGACCATCCTGACATCGGCACAGAAGGCCAAGTACGGCATAGGCCCGACTGTCTACTGCAAGATCACGCAAGTTGACGCGCGCGTGGGCAAGGGCTACGCCCTGCGCGTCGCGCTCGAAGACGAACTGTGAGGCGAACCAATGGCATCACCCTACCTCGGTAAAGACGTTCCCTACGACGGGCAGGCCGGCGCCGTCTCGGCAATCGCCGACTTCCTCCTGGCGGTCGAGAAGGCCGCGGCCGGCAAAGACGGCACCTTCTCCCTGCAAGGTCTCACGGGCAACGTCCCCCTGCCCTCCACGGCCTCGCAGCACAAATTCGTCACCCTGACGGGCGCCCCCGCCACCCCCGGCGTCACCTTGCAGTTGGCGGCGAACGCCAACGCGGAGCTCGTCATCCTCAACCGCTGCACCGGCTCCTTCTCTACGGTCGTCGTCAAGAGCAAGGACGGGGCGAACGCGGGCAACTCGGCGGGCGTCTCGATAGCCACGGGCGCCGTCAAGATAGTGGCGCACGACGGCGAGAGCGCGTACGAGCCGAGCGGTTCGGGCGGCGCCGGCCTCTCCGACGGCGACAAGGGCGACGTCACCGTCTCGGGCTCCGGCGCCACGTGGGCCATCGACAACAACGCCGTCACGAACGCCAAGCTCGCCGACGTGGCGACGCAGACCGTCAAGGGCAGGACGACGGCGGGCACCGGAGACCCCGAAGACCTGACGGCCGCGCAGGCGCGCGCCGTCATCCTCAACGGGGACGCGAACAGGGCCGGCAACCGCACCGTAGACTGCCTCAAGATGGAGCCCGACGCGATAGAGGCGATACAACAGGGCCTCTTCACCTACACCGTCGGCCCCTCGGAGTGGAAGCTGGTCCTCTCGGCGTGGTACTGCGCCCTTGACGGCACCGCCGGCCGCTGGGAGGTCAGAGACCCGGCGCGGGCCCAAGTTCTTCACAACGTTGTACTGAGAGGTTCCTACGCCCCCGGTGGCCTGAACGCCGGGAGCCACGCGCTCATAGCCAACCCGGCGCTCGCGACCTACGCGAACCCGGAGGACACCTACGAGGAGCGCAGGTGGAAGATGCGGACGCAACTGCGGACGAACGCGGTCGGCATCGACGCGGCGGGCTGGGCCAACGAGGAGCACGTCCTGTGCGGGGCCTACGGCGCAATCGTCCGGCAGGTGACGGCCTACGACGCGCCTTTTTTCGTCATCGGCACCAGCTTCGGCCAGCCCTTGAACATGCACGACGAGCTGGGGGACCTGGCGGCCTACTCGTCGCGCGCCGCCACGGGCACCCCGCCCGTCCCCGGCTTCAACTCGACGGTCGGCAACGGCGTGTGGCGCTTCGGCGGCGAGCCGAACCTGCCCGTCACCAAGTACCTGCTCTCTTACGCCCTCATCGGGCCGGGCAGCGCCGAGACCGCGGGCGTCGACCCGAAAGGTACTATCGCGTGGGTGAACCTCCCCCCGACCTGGTCCAAGGTCGCGGACCCCAACACCTACAGCTTCCGCGACGACTGCCAGGCGGCGGCGGGCGTCGACACGACGAAGTGGGCCGTGACGGGGGCGGGAACCACCCGCGATAACAAATTCCTCTGGTACAAGCAGGCGGGCCCGAACACCGGCTGGGGCGACGTCGCCCTGACCTCGATAGCGAACGTCACGCGGGCTTCGGGAAAGGTAATAGAGTTCTCGGTGAGCTTCGGCGACGTCGCGAACGTCCTCTTCGCGATAGGGCTCTCGGACGGCGCGGGGCTCGCCCCCGCCAACTGGGTCCACGCCTACCTCTTCGACTCTAACGCAGTGGCCGGTGCGATGAACCTGCACGGCTGGCAGAACGGGGCGAGCGGGGCGAACACGGGGGCCGGGTCCATACTCGCCAAGAGGATCACCCGCTGCCGGCTCGTGATGCAGTCGGACAACTCCGTCGCCTATCAGGTGCAGTCGCAGGCGTTCACTGACGGCTCGTCTAACCCCGCACACCCCGGCTCGACCGTTTGGCGGACGCTGGCGGTCACGCCCTGGACGGCGGGGCCTTCGACGATGAAGCTGTTTGCTACTACTTACGTCGGGACGGCCTACATTAACGACATAAAGGTGTACTGATGATTAACGAGGAAGCGTCGACGTTGGTGGCGTTCAGGGAGGCGGAGGTCCGCCAGAGGGGCGTGCGCACCTTCGGCCGCCTGCTCTCGGTCTCGGCGGCGTTCCGGGTGGCCTTGCCCGCCGGCCCGGCGTCGGCGACCCTCTCGCTCGTGCGGGGCTCGGCGGTGCTGGCGGGCGCGGAGCTGCGGGGTCTGACGAGGCCCGGCGAGCCCGCGAACCCCATCAGGCCCGGAGAGAGCGTGCCGAAGGGCGAGTATCTGTTGTCCTTCGACTTGCGGCCCGCAGAGCCCGTTGACCTGACGCCCGCCACCCAATTGCGCCTGACGGTCGCGGGGAAGTCCGAGGACGTCCGAATGGATTGGGAGGGGGCCACGATGGAGCCGAATCCGGGGAGGCTGAAATCGTTCTCTCTGAAGGCCGTCAGGGGCAAGTGAGGGGGTTGGGCCGTCTGAGGGGGTTAAAACGCGCCACAGGGGCTCTAACGGCCGGGAATGGGCGCCCTAGCGGGGCTCGTCGCCGCGCCCACCTGTTCGCACTCTCAGACAACTAGCCAAGTAATGAGGGCGACGAGGGCGACCCCGCCCCCGCCGAAGATGGTAGCGCCGATGTAATCCTGATACCGGAAAGCTAAGACGGCCGTGCGGAAACAGCCGGCCACGGCGACGGCGAATGCGCCGAAGAACATCGCCCATACTAACTTATCGCTGTCCATGCCTGTCCTCGTTAGCCCCCTATCGTCTCGGGGAAGTCCACCCGCGCCGGGTAAAACTCCTTCAGGTCTGCCGCCCCCAACACCTCCAGGTCTTCTTCGGGAACCCACAAGTCTAGAAAGCGCGGGTCGAAGGTGGTCAGCGCCCACTGCCCGACGTAAGGCCCGCCGTCCGCTTCCTCAATCGGCCAGGCGTACATGAAGACGGCTTCCGCGCCGAGGGCCCCGCACAGTTCGGGCCGCAGGGTGTCGAGGCGCTTCGGGTTGAACCGGGCGCGGACGGCGGAGAATTGGACGGCGTCGTCTTCCAAGTCTGCTCCCCCTTCTACCCTCTACTAGTGTGCCGGGCCGCCCGCTACATCTCCGGGGCGTCGTCAGCGATAGATGCCATCAGCGGCGCGGCCTCCATCGCGTCTGCAATCTCACGCGGCGACTTGCCCGCGCCGACGGCTTCGCGCATCGCGCGGGACATCTCATCAATTATCCGCGCACGCTCTTTCATGCGCAGCCCGAAGTTTTCAACCAGCCTGTCGAATATCGGAACGTGTTCGGTAGCCATGTGCTCACCTCAAATCGTCTGGGGGCCGTGTACTGCTCCAGCGCCGGGCGGTAGGCGAAACCCGGCACGCCCCGAAGGGCCACGGCCCCCGAGGAATTATAAACTGCGGCCGGGCGGGGTCCGCGCCTTATCCGCCTGAATTAATCCGTGTATGCAGTCGGCGCACACGCCATACAGCCTCATCTCTGCTTCGTTGCCGCAACGCTCGCACGCCATGTTTTCACGGTGAGGGAAGATGCGGCCCTCAGTCACTCGCATCAAGGCTGCGTCCGAGCGCAGTAAACTCACTATGCCGTCTTGAACGTCCTCGTCTTCGATACCCATAAATGCAACCTCTGCGCGATTCGCCCGCCGTCGCGTTGGCGCTGGCTCATGGGGAGGGATTATAACCTCTTTCTCGGCGGTCGTTGACCGTACCGCCATTCCGTACCCTGACTCGTCTCCACCTTCCTCACCTGAACGGCGTCCGGCTGCGCGGGCACGCGGGAGGGGTTGGAGAGAAATATGAGGATGAGGACGAACAGGTAAGACATGAGCATTTCCTTTCACTAACGCGGCGCATCCCCCTGTACGCCTTGCATCGCTCGCAGATGGCCCAGAACTCAGCCGGGTTCCCCGCCTGTGTCATGCGTCCTCCGTCGCTGATTTGACGGCCAAGGGAGGGCGAAGCGGCCCGTAATATTGGCCCTCACACTCCGCGATGCGCCCCCTCTCCTGAGTGTCGCAGTCGTATTGGACCCACCCGTCCGACTCGTCAAACCACACCTTGACCATCGTGGTCATGCCGAGCGCGTCGGGCCGGAGGAACCAATAGTAGCCCGCGACGAAGGGCTTTCTGTCTGTCCAGGCAAGTTCTCTCATGCCGCCTATTGTACCCCTTTCCCCGGCGGCCGTTGACCGTATCGCCATTCAATCCCTTCGGCCGTCTCCACCTTCCTCACCTGAACGGCGTCCGTCTGCGCGGGCACGCGGGAGGGGTCGGAGAGAAATATGAGGATGAGGACGAACAGGTAAGACATGAGCATTTCCTTTCACTAACGCGGCGCGTCCCCCGAGAGAGAGCGCAGCCGCCCGGCGTGTACCGCGGGGCACCGCCGGTCATCGCTGAAGTACTCGCCGCACTCGCACCCGGACTCCAACTCCAGCGCGACCTCCTCGCGCGTCAGGGCGACGA